ATAGGTATCCAGCGATTCCCATCCCTGATTTTTGAAGTTGTACACCAACACTGAGTTATTCCCCTGAGCGTCATTGGCTCCGACGACTGAATCAAGTGCCACAGCAAGGTAGTATCTGTTGTCAAACAGGATTCCAACCGCCTCGGCAGCATAATTCTTATTGATTCGATCAATGTAAGGCTGAATATTCTTGGAAATTGGCTCCTCAGACCCGCGAAGATTATAATCATTGAGGAACTCAATTGAATACACGCCATCGTCCGACAGAAACATCATTGTGTTGCCACGCATGACAACTGACTTTCGCGCAAGGCATCCAATTTCGGACGTGAGTTCTTTCACTCTGCAGTCTAAGAGGCTACCAAGTGTTCCTTCGATAACATGAAGGCTATTCCTGTTCAGAACGACAAGCGCGTCATTGTAGAAACCGTGCATACTGACGACATAGTCTGCCGTGCCTCCGCTAATTCGGAATTGGCTTTCAATCTGGTCGAAGGTAGTCGTATCGAGAATATCTGAGACAGAAATCTCGTCAGTGATCTTCCGACTGGTGTAGACTGGCGCATTGAATGGGCCAGACTGGTCGTAGTAATACGGAACCCAGAGTCGTCTCTGGAAATGAATACCCCAAGGTGCGGCAGGTTGGTGCATGAATCCACCACCAACGCTAAATCTGCCTCCGAATTCGAAAATATCCGTGCTGGATGTATTGTAATTCCCTACAGGTGCATACCACTTAATGGTGGTGGTTGTTGCCTCCGTGACTTGGTATTCATTCCCAAGCATTTCAGCAAAATCGAGCGTAGCAGTCTGTCTGATTACGATAACATCACCAACCTTGATGGTCACATTCCCAACAACCGTTGCAGTAACCAGTCCGTCTAAGATGTCAACGTCCTTTGCCGTGATGTTAAACGTCTGAGGCTGGGTGTAAGTACCCGCAGGGGACAGTGTGAACCCGTCAGTAGCAGTGGCTACGCTTGTGCCGAAGGTGACAGTCTGGCTAGTGGTGAACACATAGGTAAACGTGTCCTGATCGACTACGGATGCGACCGCAAACGTCCCATTCGCAGGAGTTCCACCAGTTAATCCAGTAATCGTGATGCTAGTACCAACGAGCAGTCCATGCTCACGAACTGAAATAATCACGGTGGTAGTTCCAGCTTGTGATGCTGACAAAATAGGTCTTCCATTTGGATACCATTCAAGTGCCTGCTGACCATCACGGAACAACATTACCTTGTCGAATAGCTGGATCATCTCTCCATCCACGCCAATGGCCTGACCCGATGGGTAGGGAATATCCGTGATGGCAAGGGTAGCCAAATCGATTTTCTTTGCTGAGGTATCCATCGCGACGATGATGAACTCCTTGTTGTTTGTATTGGGATCGCTGAATAGGCAGGAAGCCCTCACGTTAGCATTGGCAACGTCATTGATCACCATCTGGGACAGTGTGCCAGTCTTGTCCGTGGGAGCCGTAGTCACCCCAGCAATCGTGTAGTCTAGCGTATTGGCATCGAAATAGGTAAGCAGGTAACTGCCGTTGAACGAGGTGTCCAGTCCAGCAATCGTAGCCCACCCAGAACTTGCAGCAGCAAACCCGTGGGCCGTAACAGTGATTCGTACAGTTCCAGTGACAGGAATCGTCACATTAGAAATGGTCTTGGAAGTGGATGTGATTACTTCTGAAACTGGTGAGACAGCAGAAACCGTATACGGGCCGACACCACCAACCAGTGGATAGGTAATGCTCGATCCGCTTGCAGTAGTTGCTGTGAAAACGCCATTTGGATCAGTTCCAGCCGTGTATTTAATCCCAGCGATATTTAACGTGGAACCATTAGTCAGACCGTGAGCCGATGCGGTAGTAAGCGTCACAACACCAGCAGTGACAGAGGCAGCAGTAATCAATACGCTTGATCCAACCAAATAGAATGGCAACTGCAATGGAGTCTGGCCAGTGGTCAGGGCAGCAGTCTTCTCCACCACACCCTTACGGGGCTTCCAGTAGCCCTCCATGCGACCATTCAAGGACTCACGAACCTCAAACTCTTGGAGTTGATTGAGCTGAAGCCTTTGATTGATAGACTGAAACCCACGATCCATGTCTTCATAGATCGGCTCGTCCAGTCCACCCACTGAGCGGAATTGAGACATTACAGGGTGTAAGCCAAGATAGTGCCAGAAGTGATCGTGATGCTCGTAAGGATACCACCGAAACCAAACCCAGCAGGCAACGTGATGCCAGCAAGAGAAGTATTCGGATTAGCACCTGCAACACCAAGAACATTTCCAGTCATGCTCGTGATCACGGTATCAGCCGCAACAAGCACCCATCGAAAGTTACCCGTAATAGTCATCGAGCCAGTTGCCGTAACAGCACCCATTTGACCCTGTAGTTGATATGAATCTCCACGCATAGGAACATTCACTGCGAGATAATTTGCAACGTGTCAAGGGGACTTGTGCAGGATGCCTCTAAATGCTCTCAGGATCGACGTGGGGACGCTTGGACTTGGATTAGGTGTGTGTGGTTGGGAATGGAGTTGGGACGCTAGAATGGCCGATTGCAATAATTTTTAAAGGGGTAGTGAATCCATGGACATTTTCATGGTGGAAAAAAAAGCGACCCCCTCCCCCCGCCTCTCGCGTATGGATATCGTCAATCTTATTTGCGGTCAACTTGTTACAATACACATAATGCTTGGTAGCGTTCCACGGAGAGATGCTTGTTTTCAGCGACTTGTGAATACTATCTTGTGGAACATGGGCGAGCTGTCAGGAATTGGCAGGGATAGACAAAAATGTGCATGGCGAGATGAGCTAATTGCTAGCGTGCGGAGAATACAAACCCAACCAAGCTGGGCGCGGTCATAATTTTACTTTGATAGTAAATACCGATTCCCTCATGCTTTACCCGCACCTTTTCCCGTGAAACATGGTCAACATACTCACCCGAACACTAGAATCTGCCACATAGTCCTATTTGGCCCGAGAATGCCCTAGGATCGATCGCAGCCCCTTTCCGCTCCTACCATACCAGAAAAGATTTCAAACGATTTTCGCTCTAACATTTCAACTTGGCACGGAATCTGAACGGCGCAATTCACCAGGACAAACTTGTTCATTTGAACATTGGACCTCCTTATTTATTTTGTCAAAATAATTGCTTGTCATTGGCGACCCTTTGCCCTATCACTCCTTGAGTCTTATTTGTAAATGAGGCTGCGAGACAATCCAATCCAATCCAACATTATGAACCACCACATGATCACAAACCCTGAAGATATTTCAGCTTATCGTCTCCTTATCATTCGCTCGGGCCTTAGGCTTGAACTGAAAGGTTTGCGCCATTCGACAAATTCCATCTTCAAGGCTGCCAAGCAAATCACAGGAGAGAAGACCCGCCAGAAATGCCTTGAAGCACTTAACCGAATGATCGACGAAGCCTGAAAATAAAACGTCCTAGGTACGACATAAAACTACCTGCCTCATCTAAACAAGCCAACACCATGAAAATACCATCCACAGCATTCAATCCTGCCACATACTATCCAGCACAAGTCGCAGCCACTAAAAAGTACGGACACACATACGTCCACACTGCCATGAGATCTGGTGCGGTCATCGACGGCATCGAATATCGGGTCTCAGGATTTGGTCGCAGTCTTGAAACAAAAAACGGACACAAATACAAGGTCACTGCATATCCTGTCGGCTAAATTCAAATTAATTTATAAACATGAAAATACCACAAATCCTGATCACGCCACCCGATTGGCTTTCAGTTATCCTAGTTATCATTGGCGCGTCGCTTTATCTTGGCGCTCTGATCTTGCTCAAAAATCTCCTGCATTAATTCACACAAACTAACACAGAAATTATGACACTAGAAAATATTGATCAAATCCAATTCCACCGTGTAAAGAACGACGTTAACGGCAACGGGCGACTTGTTATCCACTTTTTAGACTTAATTACAGGATTAGACTTTGCAAACGCGCCTGATGATTTGGACCGTGTCTCTACGCTCTACGATCTGGCGCTTTCCAAGGCTAAAAAGATCGGCGGAAAAAAGTACCACGTGCGAAGCTTCGGCGGTGGAATTGTTTTCACAAACTACGAAAGCAATCTTCGCAAGGAACTAAAAAACATTCTCTAAATCATGAATAAATCAATTGTATTAGCCTTCCTGTTGCTTCTGTGGGCTATGATAGTGGAGTATATAATCGTATCATTCAAGCTGTAAGCTGCAGCTTATAAACTTCCCCTGTAGGGTAATTCCTGCAGGGGTTTTTTTTATGCCTGTGACCTGTGACCTGTGACCTACGACCTACGACCTACGACCTACGACCTATGACCTATCCCGCTCCATGCTTCCTTGTGATGCATTCCCCTGCATCTTCCTGCATCTTCCTCATTCCATGCTCCCATGTCCTATCCTGCCATGTTCACATTGTTGCTTGCCTCGCATTCCATGCTTTTTATCAATTATGGCTTTGAATACATGATTTGCTTTTAAAGCATAAATTGTTTTTTTCGCAATATTTTTTATGCACCAATCCCTATTAGTATGTCGCCTGATATATGAGGTGAATTTGTTTTGATACATCTGCAAAATTCTTTTTGATAGACATTCAAAATCTGTTTTGAAAATGCTTTGATAGATCGGCAAAATCTGTTTTGATAGACAGGCAAAAACCCCAGAAAGTTTCCCCTCTGAGGTCTAATCATTACTAACTTGCTAAGGTTACTATTCTAAACGTATGTTTCCCAGCTTCCTCCATAGTATGTGCGCTCTGTCATTCCTAGCTCTTTCCTTGCGATGTTGATGCGCTCCTGAGCCATGCTGCTTCGGGACTTGAAGTAATCCATCGTGTTGGACTCGCTCCATGCCGCAAAGTCACTGCACCACCGTGTGAACCTCCACTGGTGACGGACTGGGAACATTCCTGATACGCGGTTTTTCGCTAGGCTAATTGCTGCTTCTTTTGTTTTCATATTGTATTGTTGTGGGAGAATTTATACTGCAAGGGATTTTCTGAACGAGGATATCGCAGAATGT